TACTAAAGCAACAACTTTAGATTATATGTTTGCAGCTTCAGATAGATAAGGAGATAAATTATGGGTTTACAACTTCAAGTTAAATCTTTTAAACCTATTGCAGCCTCAACTACAAGTGTAGCTGGGGCTCAAACTTTAGGAGGTGCAGGTGATATGACACTTGCAGGTACAGCTTCTACTTTCAATGGAACTAATACAGCTTCTTTAGTAACTTTTACATCTACTGGAAATATATCAGGTGTTACTTTTACTGTTACTGGAACAGATGTTAATGGAGATGCACAGACTGAAGCTGTTACTGGTCCTAACAATACAACTGTTTTTTCTAGTAAGTTTTTTTTAACTGTTACACAGATTGCTGCATCTGGTGCTGTGGGAACAAACACTTCAGCTGGTAATTCACATCATTGTTTAGGTGCGATATTTTCAGGAGCAAATAGAGTAAAAGGTTTTAATGCAACTTCTGGAGGAACAGCTAATGCAGAGATAAAGTTTCGTGAAACATCAGGAGCTGGAACTGTAAAGTTTTTTTATTCGTCTGCTACTGCAACACAAGATTACTTAGAACCTTATATACCAGACGAGGGTGTATTATTTAGAAATGGTTCTTATATAGAGATGTTAAGTGGAAGTGTAGCGACTGCTACTGTTTACTATGGATAAATATACTGAAGATTTACTAAGTTTTAAGAATGGTGGTATGCCACCCAGAAACAAAAAAAACTTTAGACCTACTAAATCAGGAGCAGGTATGACTGAAGCTGGTGTTAGAGCTTACAGAAGAAAAAATCCTGGGTCTAAATTACAAACAGCAGTTACGAAGAAAAAAAATCTAACTAAGAAAGAGAAAGCAAGAAGAAAATCTTTTTGTGCTAGAAGTTTGGGTCAAATGAAAAAATTTCCTAAAGCAGCGAAAGACCCAAACTCTAGACTAAGACAAGCAAGAAGAAGATGGAGGTGTTAATTGAAGTTATCAGAAAATTTTAGTTTACACGAGTTTACTAAATCTCAAACTGCAACTAGACATAACATAAAAAATGTGCCCAACGATAAACAAATATTTAATTTAAGAAATTTATGTGTAAATGTTTTACAGCCAGTCAGAGATTATTTTTTAAAACCTATGATTATTAGTTCTGGTTTTAGGTCAGTAGAACTTAACATTAAAATTGGCTCAACTATTAAGTCGCAACATATACAGGGTATGGCTGCGGATGTGGAAGTTTTAGATGTTGGTAACTTAGAGTTAAGTAATTATATACATAATAATTTAAAATATGACCAACTCATTTTAGAATTTCACAACCCAGAAGACCCTCACTCTGGATGGGTTCATGTATCATATAATGCTGAAAACAATAGACACGAATATAAAGAAGCTTACAAAAACGATGAAGGCAAAACTAGGTATAGGTTACGATAATGCCAATGGGAAGAAGTCAAATGAGGCAACAAATCTCAAAGCCTCCTCAGAAAAAAAAATGGACAAGAAAAAGAAAAGCTAGTATAAATTGTGCTAAACCAAAAGGATTTAGTGAAAGAGCTTATTGTGCAGGAAAAAGAAAAAGCTTGGCTAGTAAAAAAAGTTCTAAACGATAAAGAATGTAACTTCATAAAAAATTATTTTTTTATGAAAAAAAGAGTTTTAGATTTTAGATTAGCAAACAAAGTATCTAGTATATTTCAAGAAAAAAAATATGGTTGGGGTCATTATGGAGATGACCAATGCACCTCTACTACTTATTGTAACTACGGAGATATATTAAATGATTTATATTTATTAGATTTTTTATCTTTAGTGCAAAAATACGAAAAAGAAAAAATATATCCTACATATACTTATATGAGAATTTACAACAAAGGTGCAGTTTTAGAAAAACACAAAGATAGACCTGAGTGTTTTATCTCTACTACATTGTTTGTTAGTGGACAACCTTGGGACATTTATATAGGAGATAAAAGTTATGCTTGTAGTCAAGGTGATATGATAATTTATAAAGGTTTTGAGGTAGAACATTGGAGAGAAAGATTTAAAGGAGACTATTGTTTACAAATATTTTTTCATTATACAACAGAAAAAAAATTAATGTTTGATAAGAGACCTTTACCTGGTATAGATTGTAATTATATGAAAATGTCTGATGAGTAATGAAATATTAATATACGAAAACATTTTGCCGAAAAAAACTTTAGATAATTTATTACAATTTGTTTTGTTTAATAGTGAGCATTGGTACGGACACGCATCTAACTTTAATTCTGATAAATTTTTTTATTTTAAGGATTTTTCAGATAATATTTTTTTAGCTGACACTATTTTTCAACACATACTAGACAAAGTAAAAATGAATTTAAAGTATAATAGAGTATATGCAAATATCCAATATGTTAACCAAGATGGCGAATTTCATATAGATGCTCACGAGATAAACGCATATACTTGTATGATTATGCTTAGTAAAACACTACAAGAAGGTTCAGGTTGTTTTTGCACAAAAGAAAAAAAATATCCTTTCATACAAAATAATTTATTAGTTTTTAAATCAAGTATTCAACATATGGGTGAAGCACCAAAAGAGGGTAGAGAACCAAGAGTTACTTTTGTTTATAAAACTCTAGTGCAATAAGTAGACATAATCATTTTGTGTCTTTATAATAATATAAAAAGGTGATTTATGACAAAATTATGTCCAAGAGGAAAAGCAGCAGCTAAAAGAAAATTTAAAGTTTATCCAAGTGCCTATGCAAATGCCTATGCTTCAAAAATATGTGCTGGTAAAATAAAAGACCCTAGTGGTGTAAAAAGAAAAGATTTTAAAGGACCCAAACCAGCTAAACTAGGTGCTTTGATTAGCACACATGAAGGACACGATGTCATGGGAGGTTCTCTTGAGGGAGATTACGGAGTAAACGAAAGTATGAGAGCTTATTACAAAGATGTAATAGATGGCTAAAAGTGGTTTGAAAAAATGGTTTGCTCAAAAGTGGGTAGACATAGGAAGTAAAAGAAAGGATGGTTCATTTGCACCCTGTGGAAGAAGTAAACAAAAAGCAGATGCGAAAAGAAAATATCCTAAATGTGTTCCTTTAGCAAAAGCTAGAAGAATGACAGAAGGTCAGAGAAAAAGTGCAGTAAGTAGAAAAAGAGCTAAAGCTCAAGGAGTTGGTGGTAAACCAACAAATGTGAAAACTTTTGCAGTTCAAGGAGGACTAGCAGATTATTATAAAGGAGTAGTGTAATGAGTGAAACGACAAAAAAGGATAAAAAAAATAAGAAAAAAATTAAAATACCAAAACCTTTAGAGGGAAGAACTTTACCAAAAATGTTTAATCCAGATGGTTCTTTAAATAAATTTTATAAAAAATCTACTGGTGGAACAAATATTATTGGAGAAGAATTTAAGGATTTTAAAAAGGGAGACCTTATTAAAAGATTGCAAAAAAAATTTGGTAAAGACAAGGTTAATAAAAATACCTCTATGAAAAAACTTGAGAAACTTATGGGTAAAAAAGAAGGTGGAGTTACTGAGGGTATAGAAAAAATAAAAGCTAAAAGTATGTTAACTGGAGGTCAATCTAAAATTGATATGAATAAAAACAATAAAATAGATGCAGAAGATTTTAAAATTTTAAGGCAAAATAAAATGCGAGGTGGTGGTATCGCTATCAAAGGAACTAAATTTAAAGGAGTGTTTTAAAGAAAAACATGGCAACATCTGGCACAACAACATTTGATTTAGATATAGATGATATCATACAAGAGGCTTATGAAAGATGTGGTGTTCGCACTAATTCAGGTTACGATTTAAAGTCTGCAAGAAGAAGTTTAAATATACTTTTTAGTGAATGGGGCAACAGAGGGGTTCACCTATGGAAAGTAGAATTAAAAGAACAATTACTAACAGCTGGTACAGCTACTTATACTGCTCCTACAAACGCAAACGATATATTAGAAGCTTACATATCAACTACAACAAGTACAACTACTTCAACTAATGATGTGTCTTTAACTAAGATATCTAGAAGTGAATTTGCAGCCCTACCAAACAAAGGGTCTAGAGGACAACCTAGTCAATATTATGTTGACAGACAAACTACACCAACAATAACACTTTATCAAACTCCTGATGCAACTACATATACTTATGTTAAGTATTATTATTTAAAAAGAATTGAAGATGCTGGAGCTTATACTAATCAAGGAGATGTTGTGTTTCGTTTCATTCCTTGTATGGTTGCAGGATTGGCTTATTATTTAGCTATGAAAAAAAACCCAAACCTCGTATCACAAAATAAAATGATTTATGAAGATGAATTACAAAGAGCATTAACAGAGGATGGTCAAAGAACTTCAGTATATATTTCACCTCAATCTTACTTTCCACAGGGTGCATAATGGCTTACGCAAGAGGTAAATATGCTAAAGCAATATCAGATAGGTCAGGAATGGCTTTTCCATATAATGAAATGGTAAAAGAATGGAATGGTTCTTTCGTTCACAAATCAGAATTTGAAGCAAAGCATCCACAAATAAGAAGAAAACACATTAAAGCTGATGCCATAGCTTTAGCAAATGCTAGACCTCGACCACCTGAGAACGAAAAAGAATTTTTATTATTTATAACAAGTGGGTTTTTTGCTGAAACTGGCGACTCTGGAATAGGAGGCACTAGTATGACAGTCGCACAAAGCAACGATATACTAGGAACTAAATTAACCTCTTTTGAAGTATCAACATCAGTAGGTACAGATTTTACAATAGTGATATCGTGAGTATTACATATACAAATTTTTTAACACAAGTAAGAAGTTATACAGAAGTATCTTCTAATGTGCTATCTGATACATTATTAGACCAATTTATTAGAAACATAGAGTTAGATATAGCTGGTAAAATAGATTATGACGATATTAGAAAATATGTAACTGCCACAACAGTATCAAGCCAAAGGTTTATAAACACTCCAGACGATTTAATGATAATTCGTTCTGTGCAAATTATAAGTAGTAGTACAAGAGATTTTTTAGAAAAAAGAGACACCTCTTTTATTGCTGAATTTAATCCAAGTGATAGCACAGGTCAACCAAAGTATTATGCTAATTGGGATGATAAAAACATTTTGTTTGCTCCTGTGCCAGACCAAGCATATACAATTCAATTAAATTATATTAAAGACCCACCTCATTTTGACTCTTCTACTACTACTTTTTTGTCTCAGCATCAAGAGTCTTTGTTATTACATGGAGTGTTAACAGAATGTTTTAGTTATTTAAAAGGACCTCTTGATATATACAACTTGTATAAAGGTAAGTATAATGAAGAGATACAAGACTTTGCGTTGCAACAAATGGGTCGAAGAAGAAGAGCTGAGTATGATGATGGTGTTCCTAGAGTACAAGTAGCTTCTCCTTCGCCTTAAATTAAAAAAGGAGAAAAATATGGCAATAACAACAAGTGCAGTATGTAATGTTTTTAAGAGAGATGTTATGACAGGTACTCATAATTTTACTAATCCTGGGGGTAATAGTTTTAAGTTATCTATGTATACTTCTAGTGCTACTTTAGGAAAATCAACAACATCGTTTACTTCAGATAATCAAGTAACCTCACCTTCTGGTTATTCAAGTGGTGGTAAAGCTTTAGTTACAGTAACACCTACTTTAGATAGTGATACTGCTGTAGTAGACTTTGCAGATTTATCTTTTGTGGGAGTTACTCTAACAGCAAGAGGTGCTTTAATTTATAACGATACTGCCTCTGGAGACCCAGCTGTAGCAGTATTAGATTTTGGTGGAGATAAAACAGCTACCTCTGGAACTTTTACAATACAATTTCCTACTGCTGATGCTTCTAGTGCAATTTTAAGAATTGCATAAATAAAAAATGGCTAATGCTTGGGGTGAAGCCACTTGGGGACAAAATGCGTGGAATCAGCAGTCTGATGTAAACCAAACAGCGACTGGTGTTTCTGCTACTGGCTCTACTGGGTCAACTACTGAAACTGGCACTTGTACTATTACTGTATCTGGTGTATCTAGCACAAGTTCAGTTGGCTCTATTTCTGCAGGTATTGCTGTTGACCCATTTACTGTATCAAGTTTATCTGTAACTTCAGCAGTAGGGTCTAATAGTATTGGCTTAGGAAGAATAGAAACTCCCTCTGGAGTTAGCTCTTCTTCTTCAGTTGGCTCTGTTACTATAGATGAAGATTTTTTAACTGGCATCGGTTGGGGTCGAGGTGTTTGGGGAGGTAGAGCTTGGGATGTTGCTTACTCCGCAGCTGTCTCTGGAGTTTCATCAACCTCAGCAATAGGTTCAATCACAGTACAAGCTAATGCAGATGTAAGTGTTAGTGGAGTATCTTCTACATCGGCAGTTGGTGGAAGAACTATCGTGGCTGATGCTAATGTTTCTGTTAGTGGAGTTTCAAGTTCAACTGCTTTAGGAACTTTTACATTAGTACAAACTACAACAGAATCAGTAAGTGGTGTTTCATCAACTAGTGCAGTAGGCACTAGCATAGCAGGTTTAAAAACACCAGTTGATGTTACAGGTGTTTCATCAACTAGTGCAGTAGGAACACCTAGTATAACTGGAACTGCCACTATTACAGTAAGTGGTGTTTCATCAACTAGTGCTGTTGGTTCCATAACTCCAATATCTATTTATAGTGTTACTGGAATATCTAGTACAACAGCAGTTGGCTCAGTTTCAGAGACTATATCGATAGATGGATTAGTGGTTCCTACAGGAGTGGTGTTGACTGCTTCTGTTGGCACACCTATACTAATAGTATGGTCAGAAATAGATACAGGAACTACTGTAACTTGGACTCAAATAGAAACCGCAGCATAGGATAAATATATGGCATCTACATTTTCAAGTGATTTAAAAATTGAACTTATGGCTACTGGCGAGAACGCAGGGACCTGGGGTACGAAGACCAATACAAATTTAAATTTAGTTCAACAAGCCATAGCTGGGTATGAAGCCATAGATGTTGCTAGTGCTGATGTAACTTTGGCTATGACTGATGGTACGATTTCTAATGCAAGAAACGCAACTCTAAAACTTACTGGAACACTTGCAGCTAATAGAACAGTAACATTACCAGATAGTATAGAAAAAGTTTTTAATGTCATAGATGGAACTGACCATGCAGGAAATACTCTTACTTTTAAAACTGCTAGTGGAAGTGGTGTGTTATTATGTGAAGGTAATTGTTATGTATTGTATTCAGATGGAACAGATGTTGTATTAGCAAATGAATATAAAAAATGGAGAGTGATAACTGCTTCAGAGACAGTACAAGCAGGGGCACAATTATTTGTAGACACTAATGGTGGTGCAGTAACAGTAACTCTACCTGCATCTCCTTCAACTGGAGATGAAGTTACTTTTAATGACCAAAGATTAACTTTTGATTCTAATAATTTAACAGTTGGTAGAAATAGTAGTAATATTTTAGGTTCAGCTGCTGATTTAGTTGTAGCGACAGAGGGTGCTGCCTTTACTCTAGTATTTTCTGGGAATGCTACAACAGGATGGACATATAAAGATAAATAGGAGAAACTATGGCAAACTATGAAGCAACTAGATATAATTTTAATGGGTCTAACCTATCTGGCATAGAAGGTATTAATACTGGAGTTATAGTCCCTTGGACTTCTTCTTCTGTACCTTCTGGTTTTTTAGAGTGTAACGGAGCTAATGTATCTAGAAGCACTTACTCTGATTTATTTGCAGTTGTAGGCACTACTTATGGGGCAGGTGATGGTTCATCAACTTTTACATTACCTGACTTGCAAGACAATGTGGTGGTAGGAAAATCAGGAACTAAATCTTTAGCATCTACTATGGGTGCTAATACAGTAGCTAGTGCAGGAACAACGAGTGTGGCTAACCATACTTTGTCTTTGACAGAAATGGCATCTCACGCACACCCAGGTGCAGCCACAAGTCCTAGCCCTGGTTTTAGAAGTGGTAATCCTCCTCAAATGTCAAGGTTTTCGTCTACTGGTGATACTGGTAATGCAGGTGGTGGAGGAGGGCATAATCATAATGCTACTTTTTCTGGTACTGCAACTTCTGTTTTACAACCTTATATAGCTGTGCTATATATTATTAAAACATAGGAGAATTTATGGCTACCACATCTAATTGGACAGTAATATTCGCAGATAAAATTATAATAAACCAAGGTGTAAAAAATAGTGCAGGTCAACCACAACCCTATACTATTGATGATGATTCTTTTTGGGGTCAATCAAAATTTTCAAATGTATGGGCTATTCAGTATGTAAAAGATAATTTAGATTATAACGATACTGTAGAATATAGAGACGGAACACCACACAAAACTTGGAATGATTCTGGTTTAGGCGATTTTACTACACAGTTTATAGATAAATGGGATGCAAAACATTTAGTTGCTCTTCAAGCAACTTGGGATGCCGACAATGTAGATGGTGAAACATCAGATGAAAAAATAGCAAGATTAGGAGCTAGACCCACAAGTTATTCATCTTATTAATGAACCAAAAAAATTTTCAGTTAGAAAAATGTATAGGCATTTTTGATGGTTTTATACCACAAGTTATGTGCGAAGAAGCAATACTATTTTACAAAAATAAAAAAAAGTATAATCAAGCTCACGATAGATGGATAACTGAAAATGCTTCTGTTAATAAAAAAAGTGATACTTCTTTAATACTTAATTGGGAAAATTTACCTTTATGGGAAAAAGATTTTCATGGTATGATGGTAAATTTATATACCTGTGTAAAAATGTGGATGAATAGGACTGGTATTCAAGACTATTATGGAAACAGAGATTTTGATTACGACTCGTTAAAAATACAAGAGACTAAAACAGGTGAGGGTTATCACTTGTGGCATATAGAACACGATATAGTAGAAAGAATGTGTAAAAGAATAGCATTTTTTATTTTATATTTAAATGACAATTTTACAGCTGGTGAGACTGAATTTTTACATCAAGAACAAAGAATAAATCCTAAAGTTGGTAGAGTAATAGTAGCTCCTGCTCATTTTCCTTATGTTCATCGAGGTAATCCACCTTTAAAAAATAGTAAATATATAATTACTGGATGGTTACTTTTTAAAACTAATTAAGTAATTATTTTTTTATCTTTTAATTGTTCCCAATCGTTTTTTTCTACAAAGTTACTTACTATGCTATATCTTTTTTGTTCTTTATTATATTTGTTGCAGTAATGTGTAACATAAGGGGGTAACAAATACCAATCGCCACATTTAGGAGTAATACTTAAACCT